AACAACTTTACCAGTGCCATTTGGTGCTAATTCTATATCTGCATTTGATGTAGTAACAATATCATTTCCATTAACATCTAAGTTTCCACCTAGTTGTGGAGTAGAGTCTTCTGCTACATTTGATATAGCACCTGAAGCTGCTAATCCTGCTGTCAATGTAGACCTTGTAATTTTTTTAAGGCCACCGCCTGAAGTATCTACTGCTAATAAAACATCATCACTAGCTACTGTAGATATTTCTGATAAAGAACCTACTGCTACAGAATTAAAGTTTGTTCCATCTGCAATTAAAAGATTGCCTGAAGTATTTGTAGCCATAGTGATATCATCACCAGATACTGTTAAGTCTCCTGCAATAGTTACGTTTTGACTAGCATCTATTGTTAAAGCAGAAGTACCGCCTGTGGCTATTGTTATAACATCTGAACCACTAAAGGTAATAGATGTATTAGAATCTGCATCACCTGCAATACTATCTAATTGAATACTTCCTACATTTGTAATAGCAGAGTCACTAAAATCTAAAGTTCCTGTAACATCAAAGTTTCCGTCTACTGTTAAGTTACCTTCTATAGTTGTGTTAGCACCGCTTAATGTAATAGCTGCAGTTGGTGTTGAGCCTGATTTAATTACTAACTCACCACTAGAATTTGTTAAACTACCAAAAGTTGTACCCGCATCTTTAAGTGTAATATCTGCACCATCAGCATCTAATATAATGTCTCCACTAGAATCTAATGTAATATCTGTGCCGTCATTTGTAATTGTATCTAATGCAATACTTCCAATATTGCTTATATTTGCATCACCAAAATCTAATGCACCTGCAACTGTAAGTGTTCCTGATATATCTACATTACCATTTATATCAACTGTAGTAGCTGCTATTTGTATTTCTGTATCTGCTACTAAATCTAATTGTCCATCTGTAGATGAATTAATATATATTGCAGTATCTCTAAATTGTAATTTTTCTGTACTAGCTACAAGTATGTCATCTGAAAACTCAAAGTAGTCTTCGTCTTCCATCCATTTTAATACACCATCACTTGTCTCACCATCAAAGGTAATTGTAATATCTGTACCTGCTGTACCCGCACCAAATGTTAATGTGTTGCCTAATAGCTTTGTTATTGGCCCACCTTCTGCAGCAGTACCATCATGCGTGTGACCTGTACTGGCAGCGAATGCCGCTAATAGTTGGTCAAACTCTAGATTAAAATGTGCTGCTTCAATAGTAGCACCATCAACAATGGTAGCCGAACTTTGTCTAGTATAAGTTGCACCCATAAATTATCTTCTTCCTCCTGCTGTAAATTCTAATTCAAATCCCTTTAAAGCTACGGGACTATTGTTTGTTGCGTCTAATATTTTAGTGGCGACTGTGAATCCACTTCCTTCTACTGATTGTCTTATTAAGTTAGAACCTAAAGAACCATACACTGCAAACCCATAAACAGATGAGTTTAATCCATATTGTGCTATGTTACCTGTAGCTTCTAAAGTATAAGGCTCTGGTTGTGCTACGTTAATATCACTAAAATCATATTCTAATAAAAAACTAGATGCTAATGTTCCTGTTGGATTTATATTCCAAATAACCTTTTGCATGTTTTTTCTAATACCTGGGTCTCCCATAGTCATATCAGGTGAACGATATATAGAACTTATATTTGTAGTAGAATCTGCTCTTGTAAACACATTACCTGATTCTTGCTTATACACATAACCATCATATCCTCCATGAATAATAGTTTCTGTATCAGAAATAAAATCAGAATCAGTGCTAGAAACTTTTAATGCTTTAATATCTGCATATTCAAATCCTAGTGAGCCTGTATTAGGATTAGCTTTAATAACAGATAGTAAACCTCTTGCTCCGTCTTCTGTTTGTGATGTACCAGTAGGAAAGAATATTCTGTATTGAGATTTACTTCTAATAACAAGAGAATTAATATTATGTGTAGTTATCTCATTAATTCTTTTTTGTACTTGTTTAGATACTGTTCCTAATTCTGTATCATCAATTCTTTCTGTTCCTGCAATAGTTCTTAATCCGTCTGGTGCTAAGAATATTACATCACCACCTAATTCTTGAATACTCCTACCATCTACACATCCTATGTTTCTTGTAACTGGTGTTACTGCAAAATTAGCAGATGATGTTCCTGTTATTTTAAATATTTTATCTTTGCCAAATACAATTAAACTATTACGAAAAGTTCTAAGGCCTACAATCTCTGTATCAACTTTAATTGTTCCACCACCTGTACCATTAGTAAAACTATTAGTTTCTGTCGGACCCATAAAACTAATTTGTTGTACATTGGTTGGGCCACCTGCAAAAAATATGTGATTCTTAAATATTTCTACAAACTTAAAATTAGCAGTTCCACTAGCACTTACTACGCTTGTGCTAAAAGATGCGTTTAATATTTGGGGACTAGATGTGCCTGTAGCAATAATAATTTTATCTGTGCCATCAAAGTTAAATAATCTATGTTCATAGTTTTGTGTAGGTGTTCCTAAACCTGTTATAGTAGATGTCCAACTACCAGAACCTGCACTTGCTCTATGTATACTACCACCTCTACCCAAACTAACAACTGAAGGTTGTACTTGTGCCATTCTATGTAAAAGTTAAAACAGAAGTATTGCTTGTTGTTCTAGATGTTGTATTTAGATTTACTCTTGTATCTTTCATGTAATCTTGTTTATTTAACATCTCTGTTCTAATTCTTTGTACCCCTCTCTCATATTCAGCATTTGCAATATTTGCCATAGGTACATCATTTCTTAATTTATATAAATAATATTTTGCCCTATTAACTACTACATCTGCATATATATCAGGTAAGTCTAAGGTATCTGTAGCTGCAGATAACTCTGTGTGTGTTTTAAAATATTCATATTCTACTGTGTAAAAATCACCATCAGGTATTGGTGATAAACCGAAACTTAAATGGTCTTGTGTTCTATATACAAATAAAGGTTTACCATATTGAGAATCATTATTGTTTTCATCTTTAGTATATAGTCCTTGTAAGTATGCATCATAGCTTACATAAGCTAAGTGAACAGGCACTTCATCTTGAGATACTCTAATAAAATCTATATCTAAATTATCTGATGATGAATTAGCTAAACCAATAAACACAGAACTTGTGGTAGGTGTAAAATCTGTAGATAATATCTTTCCATTACCTGTATCTGTAACACTAATTGTTTCTGATAAAACTTGTGTGCCTCCAGATGATGTTCCTACTTTTAAGGTGATAGAACTTCCGCTAGAACTTGGGTCCATTACTCTAACAGTTATTCTATGCTTTTTGTTTGCAACTGTTGATATAGATTGTGTTGCTTCTGCAGAATTTAATCTTAATCTTCCATTGCCTGTTGAATTATATGCGGGAGTTCCACTAACAGTTGTCCAACTAGTTATGTTAGATGTAAACTCACCATTAGTAATTCTTTCGGTTGGTCTAATTCTAAAACTATCAAAGTCTGCTTTTCTAAATGCTGTAGGAAAAGTGTACTCTTGTTGTCCTGAAAATGTTACTTGTGTATTATTAGTATGTAACCAAGGCCATTCTATTTCAGACATATATAATTCATTAACTGCTTTATTAATAAAATTTTTAGCAGATGTTTGTATGCCTCTGCTTGAAGTAAAGTTAGAACTTGTTAGTTCTACTTCATTCAATTCATTTAAAGCTAGATTAGTTAATGCTAAATATGTTTTTGTCCCTGCCATTTTTTTGCCTCTATTTCATTTAATATTTTAGTTATTTCTTCTTGTGTCATACACAATGTTGCAGTATTTTTTATATCGAATTTTTTAAATTGATATTCTATAGATTCTTTTATTTCTTTTTGATATCTTACTAAAAAATTATTACAGTTTTCTAGGTTTGAAAAATCAATAAATCTATATTGAAAAACTTTTGGGTAAATTTCTCCATTTAATAATACTATTAAAGTTAGAAAAAATTTCATAAAATAGGAAGGGGCATAAACCCCTCCCCATATTCTCTATTATGCAATAGATACTTTTTGTGCTTCTGAATCACCTTCGCCATCAAAATCAGCAAGTACACAGAATACACGGACTTTACAGTCCACTGCACCTGTTGCAATTACTAAATCGATAGTATCAGCGGCAGCATATACACCATAACCGACAGATGTTGTTCCCATTGAACTATCACCTGCTCTTGCTCTGGTTACTTCCATACCTGCAGTTGCTGTTGAAGCTGAAACGTATCTATCTACGTCTGCTCCATCACCAAGAGATAATGTTCCAGAGTTACCTGCACCGTCAGCAGTTAGGACATCCATACCTGCATACAAACATAAAGTGTTTGCAGGAACTTCGATTACTTGTACAACATCACCTGATGCGTTAGTGAAAGAAGAAAAGTCTACAACTTGTGAGACCATTCTTACAGGCTTACCTATTGGTAGACTAGCGGCTGTAGACGCATTACCTGTTACTGTTAAAGTTGCCATTTAATGATTACCTCCTATTAGTCTATTTTAATGTGTGATAGAACTAAAGCATTATCTCTTAATACTTTTCTACCAAACACATGTAAGCCTCTAACTACATCTGAGAAAGATTCAGGGTGTCTAATTACCTCAATCTTAGCAATGTGATTAGCTGTGCATGTAGATGACATATGTCCACCCAATACTTTAAAGAAGTTCGAGGTTGAACTTGCTGCAAAGTTGTTTGTCATATATACATCCATGTTCATGATTTTTCCGTTAAGCACTTTTCCATTTCTTAATGGGGCTGCGTTACCAGATGTATCACTCATTAGTTTACTGTTTGCTTGACCTAACTGTTCTACAAATTCAGGACCTGCTAAGAACCATCTGTTCTCTTCAGGAACATCAGCTGCATTAAGCAGTCTGTTGTGTTTTGAAATTGTATCTACAGGGTCGATTTCGCCAGAAGCAAAACCTACGTCTTGGTCTTCACCTGAGCCAGAATCAGCACCTAACAAGTGGTCAGGTGATGAAGAACTAACTCCCGCTACCATAGCTGCAATAACGTTTTGGTCGTAAGCATTCTTTAGTGCATAAGCACCAGAAGAACTTGCAATCGATTCAAAGTTAACATGTGAATGTCTTTCTTCAATGTCATCAACTTTAAATGCAAATGCGTTTGCTTGGTCGACTACTAATTGGATTTGGTCATCTGTGATATCTTGTGTATCGATAACCGCACCTCTTGAGTACGCACTTACAGAAATAGTAGGTTCTTTGATGATGTTTACAGTGTCTCCAAAGTTCTCGATTTCACCTGCGTAGTCAGTATTTGTAATAGCTTCTACGACTGATGCTGTACGAAAGAACTTTTGGACTTTTTGGGAATAAATAATTGGACTAAAATTCCCACCAGGTAAGTTATTGTTACCTGATACTTTTGAAAAAGCCATCTTTTTCTCCTCCTATTGTTGTTATTAAAATTGATATGAGTTAACTAATTTATACAATGCGACCTTCTTTGTGAGCCATATCGATTTCCTCTTCAAACTTAGCATATACATCAGGCTTCATTTTTTGTATTTCAGCCCATTTCCATGTCTTCTTATCTGAAGGTGTTTCTGATGGTTTAGTTTTAGAAACTGCTTTCGCTGCTTCTTTCTTTGCATCATAATTTACTTTCTTAGTAGAAAGACCTCTGTCATACTTGTACAAGTCTATTGCACGTGCTGCAGATTTTGGATTGTCTGTATTATCATAAAGCCAAGATTGTATTGTGTTATCTTGAATAGAAGCCCAATCATGGAAGTCTGCACTATCTCTGATATCTTTAAAATCAGGATGTTTCTTAGCAAGTTCTACTTCTGCTCTATCTCTAGCTAAAGATGTTTGTTGTTTTTTAATTTTTAACAACTCTTCATTCATTTCTTCTTTGGCTTTCATAGTTGCTTCTGTTGTCATTTGCATTACAGAATCATACATGTCTGGATAGTCTTTACGCCATTCTTCTAATTCTTCTTTTGATTTAAAGATTGGTTTTGAGGCTAACGCTTCTTTTTCTTTTTTTAGTTTTAAGAGTTCGTCTTTATGCTTTCCGACTGTCTCATCATAATGCCTCTTTAAGTCGTCATATCTCTTCTTAAATACGGCATCTTCTACTCCTGCAGGGCGTTCTTCTTCAGGTTTCTTCTCGTCAGTTTCTTCCTTAGATTCTTCGGTAGCTGCTGTTTCGATATCCTTGTCCATCAAATTCCTGTTAGGGTGTTTGTATGGAGTTGGTGTTGCAATTTCCTCTGTTGCTTCAGAAACTTTTTCTTCTACAACGTCAGATTTGTTTTCGTCTTTTTCCATTTATTCTCCTTTGGGGTGCTGTTGGAATCAGGTCGCCCCTATATGCAGGGCCTCTATTGAGAGGGTGGCTGCGTCATCATTCCCTGTCCCATCATAGGTGCAGGGCTTTCACTGGGTTGTGAAACTTGTGGTTCAGGTATTGCTTCTTGCATAATCATACCAAATGATGAACCAAAAACTTTTGACATAAAATTTCTAAATTGAGGAATGTTTAATTGTGTAATTAATTGTGTTTCTTCCTCATTTAAAGTTTGCAAATTATTTGAAACTTCTCTTGCTGTTATATTTATTTCCATAGGTTGATTTTCAGTAGGTGTTTGCTGAACATCTGCCCCCATCATACCTTGTCTCATTTCTTCTTCCATATTATCTCCTTAAAATCCTGGTCTTCTTGTACCAGTTGGTGAACTAGTTTTTTTATTGCTTGGAAAACCTACAGATATTTTTGGTGTAGGAAGATTTCTAGTGTTAGAATATCCTGGAGCACCACCTCCTTTTCCTGCAAAAGCTCCTCCACTAGGCATACTATAATTTTTACTTTTATCTTTTTGTTGCTCTTGTTGTTTTTTTAGCCTTTCAGATTTCTGTCTTCTTTGCTCTTGCTGTTGCTGCTGTGCTTCTCTTTGACCTTTTGTTTCTGCTTTATCATAAAAATTTGAAGTACCAAAAACTCCAACACGAATAGGGCCAACTATTCCTCCATCTTTTTTTCTAGTGCTAGATAATCTGCCTTGTAAAGATTCTTCAGTCATAAAGTCATCTGTGTTTTTCTTACCTTTTTCAGTAAATGTTGCTTTTATTTTTCCGTCTTTTGTTTTAAAAGCGGTAACTCCATCAACTCCATACCTACTTGTTTCTTGATTAAATCCAAAAGTATTTAAAAAAGATTTATCCGCAGGGTCTTTAAATAAAAATTTATCTATTATCTTACCAATTACTCCAAAATTTTTTAAAAAAGTAGAATTATCTATTAGTATATTACTAGTTGGTTTGTAAACTCCGTCAGGATATAGTCCTCCTTGCTCTTCTATAGCATCAGCTAATTGTGAAAAAGATTGGTCAGCATCACTAAAATCTGCAGGTCTAGAAGTAAAATTAGATGTGCCACCTCTATCACTATCTTTTTTTACAGGAACACAAACTTTTTTTACTGGGTCGTATCTAAATCCAGGTGGACAGGGGTCTATCGAAGGTTGGTCAGGTTGAGGTATAGGTGTTGTATCTATTGGTAGGGGGGCTGTTCCGCCTCTATCTTCTACTTTGCCTTTACCAATATCAGGGAATTGTGATTGGTCAAACTGAGGTAGCATTCCTTTTTCAATTTCTTTTAACTGTCTCTGTCCTTCAGGTGAATATTGTATAGTAGCATCAGGGCCAATATATTTTTTTCCAGTAACAGACATAATACCATCTGTTGCTGTATCTAACACAGGTTGGGTAGTGCTTACAGTTGCAGTTCTAAAAGGAAACATAATTCCTTCTGATTCTTGTTGTAACTTTTTTTGTAAATCACTAAGTGTTGACATTTATTTACTATTCAGTTGGTCCTTGAGGTTGAGTATTTGGTGCAGTAAAGCCGCCCTCCCCTGGAGTTTGTGGAGTTCCGATTCCAATGTTGCCACCTCCAGACCCTTGTGTGTCAGTGACAGCTGCTCCTGCAGGTACTCCTCCAGTAGCTCCCATGCCGCCTTGTTGTTGGTTATCGCCTTCAGCTTGTTGATTTGCATTCATTTCTCCTATCATCTTTGCAAAGATTGCAGCTTTCTCAGGGTCGTTAACTAACTGGTCAGGGTCAATGTCCATTGACTTTGCAATCTCTCTAATAATACTGTGCCATTTTACAAAAGGTGCTAAGAATTGATTTGATGCAACTTGCATAAATGTCATCAATCTTTGAGACCTAACTTCTTTTTGCATTAGAGAACTTGTACCTTGTGCCTTAACATCTAAGTCGCCTTGTATATCAGGAACATCTTTATTAAATTGCATGTTCCATTGAAATAATGTTTCTCCTAATGGTCTTAATAAATAATCATCTACATTCTTTACAACTGTTTTAATATTTAATGCAGCAGCACCCATAAGCATTGACATGCCTGATGCTGTTCTAGTTGTAGACATAACTCCAGTTGTACCATGTGAGTATGAAGGTATGCCTGTAGATTCATCTGCTAGTTGTCTAAACTTATCAAATATCTGCATATTTTCAGGTGCAGTATTTGGGAATCTCAAACCATGTAGTGCTTGTCCTGTTTGTCCACTTTGTCTTCTAAATATTTTGCCAGGAAATATTGTCATGTCTTGACCGGGAACTAACATAGTTTCATCTACATCAAAAACTAAATTACCTGCTAATGCTAAATTATCAATAGCCATTCTTGCATGACCATTCATAATAGTTTGTGAATCATCCATGTTTTCTGGAATACCTACACCAAAAAACTGATATGGATTTATTTCATAAGGACACACCATAAAAGGATTTCTTGCAGGTGTAAATGGATTTAAAACTAATCTTAATATTTGTCCGTTAGATATCCAAGCATTAATTTGTACTTCATCTAACTCATCTGAAATATCGTCAGGCATTTCTATACCTGCTTCTTCGACTAAGGCTTTATCCATAGTGCCCCAGTATTCTAATATTTCAAATCTATTTCTATTGTATTCTTCTTGATTCTCTCTATCAAATAATGCAGTCTCATAACTTCTTGTTTCATAGTTTGGACCACCTGCTAATACATCTTGAATAGCAGATTTTCTAAAGAAAGGTCTATTCATTAAATCTCTTAATTGACCTCTGTTGTAAATATGTCTTTGAATCACATAATCTGCATCTTCAATGTTTATAGCATCTGGGTCAGGATATAAATCCCAACAACTTACTGCCTCTACTCTAGGAACTAGTTTTGTACTAGGAGTATATTCTCTTTCACCTTCATTATTTAACGCCCACTTGTGAAGAGATTGTTCATAATTAAATGGACCTTTTAAAACACCTGTTCCAAGTAAACACATTTCAAATAAAACATGTCGTAATACAGATATGGCATGAGTTTCTTCTAATTGGTCATGTATAAGAGTTTGCATATTTTTTGCAGCCTCTTCAGCAGGTTCTATCTGTGGCATAGATTTTAAATCAGGTGCAGCACCTTTTTCAAAACCTGCCTTAGAATATTTTTCTGCTAAACCATTTAGAATACTATCAGCGGTAGCACCAGGTTCTACTTCTCTGCCATCTCCCTCAAAACCATAGATATCCTCCATACGAGGATTCTTCATATTGTCTGGTTTTATATGTGCATATTTTTCTACTCCTGAAGGGTCAGAGGTAGGATGTACACTTATAGGGAACTTGCCTTGAGAAAATAAAACTTCTATTAATTGTCCGTATGCAGCAAGAACTTTAGTCTTTGTTACTTTAACAAAAACTTTAGACTTCTCAGAATCACGAAAAGCCATATCAGCACCATAGATTCCTCTATAGTTTCTGTATGCTCTTAACCATCTTTTCTCGTCATAAAGACGTGCTTGTTCTGATTCCTTTAGTCTAGATTCAATAAGATAACCTAAATTACTATAGGATTCATCTTTCTCTTCCGATAAGGAACTAACCTCATCAGATTCAGATGTCAAGCCACTGGTGTTAGAATGTGGCATTTATATTCTCTTAATAATCTCTTTCGTCTGCTAGTGAAAAGACTTTTCCATCAACCATGTTCTTTTTTTCTTTTGGATAGTCTTTGTTAACTCCACCTTCATATGCATCTGCAGGAAGTGCAGTAGCAGGTTTTACAACTAATGTTGATGGGCCTTTAGCATCACCTTGTTTAGCTGCTTCGTTGCCGTACATATTTTCAGGTAATTCACCTTGAGTGTATTTACGCATTATTGCCATTTTTGTCTCCTATGTGTTTTTGTAGATAGGGAAGTAACCAAGGGTTATCCACTATCACAGTTGTTAGTCCATTCGCAATAGTATTGCAAATTTTTTCTTCTTCTTTCTCATCTAAGTCTAGGCTCCACTGATATATTATTGCATGTAATATTTCATGAATAAAAGTGTTGCCATGAGAAACAGAATCTTCTGCGGATGATAAAGCTATCATTCCTTCACTTGTTAAAAACTGTCCATGTAATTCATTTACTTTTGCCATGACAGAATCTAAAACTTTTATATTATAATTTCTATATCCTACTTTAATAAATTTTTTCATTAGTAACCAAACACTTTATCTGCAACCATATCTTTTGTTTGGCCAACTCCAAAGTCATGAAACTTTTGTGCAATAGGATGTACAGGTCTACTCATACAACCATATCTAAGTGCATCATAAGCATGGTCTTCTGCATGTGTGTCTACATCTTCAGGATTATTTTTATCTGTAGGCAACATGGGTAGTGTTCTTACTAAATTAATACAGTTATCAAAAACAAATAATGTAGGAAATCCTGTATCTTCGTTTAATTTTAATCTTTTATGTATTTCTAATTTACCTGCTATTCTACTTCTAGGACTTCTATCTGATGGTCTCCATCTACATCCTTCTTGTATCATAGTCTCTGCAATACTAGGACCTATATCTCCTCGTCTAGCCCAAGTAGAACTATCTAGTACACCATATCTAATATACTCTCCGTCCTCTAGTTCCATTACTTTTTGAGCAAATAAATCTGCAGTTAATTTTTTTGTATAAAGTTCTCTATAAACAAAAATATTATTATCAAAGTCTATTGCTAACCATAAACAACAAGCAGGTGAACTATATCCCCAGTCTGCCGCCCTAAACTTCATCCAGTTTCTAGGAATATCAAAAGCCTTTACAACATGAACTTCTTTATTAAATTCAGGAAATGAAGAATCTTCAAATGCTTCCCAGTTTCCATCTAAGAATTGTTTTCTTTGTACTTCTGGTAGTGATGCTAACATTGCGTAATAATCGTCTGTCTGCATCAAGTAGGGATTATCTTGCAATTTAGCAGGAATAAATCTTCTTGATATTTTTTTTATACCATTTGGTGTTTGTATGTCAATATCAAATTTAGTATTAGGTGTAGAGGGGTCAACAAACATTTCCTTAACCCATTGTGAACCAACATTTCCAGGGTTTCCTGTGGCCCTCATAAATACTGGAATCTCAGGGTCTACACTTCTTAATGATGAACGTAAAAAATTATATATATCTTGTGTTGGGTACTGAGGTAGTTCGTCAATTCCAATCCATGTATATGATTGTCCTTGATATCTTAATACGTCTGTTAAATTCTCTGCGTAACCAAATTCTATTCTAGCACCTGAAGGAAACTTCCATTCTTTTTCTTGTTCTCTCCATTTAGCAC